AACCTCCTCAAAAGTTATTCTATTTAATCCCGGATGAAAACTATCTCCGAGATTTTCCCAAATTATACTTTTTTCTCCTAGCTTGTCAAGTATTATTTTTTCAATACTTTCAGGAGTATCTAACTCATGCTCTATTTCAAATTTTGCATGATGGTTGTAGGCCCAGATATTAATTTGAGTTTTTTTCATATTATTACTTTCTTATTAAAATGTGGCCGAACTATGTCCGGCCACAAAAGTTTTATTGATTACGCACCCTCACAACCGAAGATACCTCTAGGGTCTGATACACCAAACGCGTATCTTTCTCTAGCTTTGTATCTAACGTTGCCAGTGTCAAAATCACCTTCCATTGCAGTAGTTAGAGGCGCTCTATTGAAATATTTCATTCCATTAGGCACGTCAGTCATAATGTACCATGAATCAGAATCAGTTAGGTAATTATTCACTCTGTATCCTTGAGGAATCATACCCATTGATGCGATTGCATTGATGTCATTATCAGCTGTTCCAGTTCTACCTGCAGACTTCATCAGTCTTTCAGCGTTGAATTGGTTCTCTGAAGGAATGATCATTTTCACTCCTCTTGCTGCAACTTTAAGACCTCTTTCATCAGTCATTTGACCTATATCGATCAATGCTTGCTCTAATGAAGTTTCGTTAAGATCCGCCTGAGTAGTTAATGTGTTTTTAAACACACCAGCTATTGTAGGGTGTTGAGTGTTAAACAAAGAAACGCCATCACCTGATTTAAAAGTGTTAGTTGACGGTAATCCGTTGATTAAAGGCTCAACAGATTTAACTTGCTTAGCGTTACTCATAGATCTTGCTAAAGCTTTTGTATATCTAGACGCTAGTCTGTCATACAAATTATCCTCAATCGCTTCTTCAGTGATTGCGAAAGCTAAAGCTACAGTCTCCATAGTGTACCTTGCAGTGAAAGTCTCTTGTGCATCGTCGAACGATATACCTTGACCTTCAGCTTTTGTTTGTGCGTTAGCGAAACCAGATAACATTACTTCCTCTTCGAAAGCTCTGTCAGATGATTCCTCGTTATAAATTTCAGTATGCTGATTTTCATAACGTTTATATTCAAGTCCGAATAGTGCATTCAAACCTGGTTCTAGTTCTTTAACTAGCTGTGCTCTTGATATTGCCATGTTTTTATACTCCTATTACGCCCAAGTTACTGCACCAGTAAAGTATTGATTAAGATTGTGAGCAACTACAACGCTTCTAAAAGCTGCGCTGACATCGTTAGATGGGTCCTCTGCTGATCTTACTAATCTCCATTGGTTGTTAGTAATGTGGCTTGTACTTATTGTTAATGTTGAACTTGATTGTCCAGATATTTCACTTCCTGCTGCAGTTACAGTCAGACCTACAGTTTTACCGTAGATTGCTTGTGCTGCCGCCGCATCAGTTGCCCCAATGAAAAGTTGATTAGGGTTATCTAGAACAAACGCCGTTATGTCTTCACTATTTGCAGGTGTAATGGGCTGATTGTAAAAATTCGCCCAAGTAGGTTTTTGTGTTGTAGCGGCATTATAAAAAATACCATTTAACACACCTATGCAAGTGTTTGTGATAGCTGCTTGAGCAGTGACTATATATCCAGCAGAACTTTTTACAGCACTACCTTGAAATAAATCAACTGTCATACCAGCATCAATGTAGTATTTGCCTTGACCAGAGGTAGCCGGTGTAGAACCGATTGTACCTGCTGCAATCAAACCAAAACCTTTTGTGTTTGCATTTGCCATGTTGTTTTCTCTCCTTATGAACCTGCCCCTAAGGGCCTCCAGTTCGGTTTATTTTATATCGACAGTTTTTAAGAATTACTTCTTTGTACCACCGAAGGTTACACGAGTCTGTCTATCAACATTGATAGGCATCCTTTTATCTTGCTCCCTTAAAAGATCTTGATTCACAGCTTCACTTCGGTCCTCATGTTTTCTTGTCATGTATTCCTGACGCTGTTTCGCGATCTCAACGGGTACCTTTGCAAGTAGAAGGCCACCGACCCCAACCACTCCCTTGTATTTGCCTTCTTCGACAACTGGATAGTCATTTGCATTTTCGATTTCTTCGGCACGTACTAACTCATAACCTTCTCTAATACGAGACGTTATGTTTTTAGTGTCTTGAAATCCAACACTCTCTGATCTTATCCATCTATACCTGAATCCATCAGGCGCAGGGGGTGCATCTAGAGAAGATGGTGGAGCCCACACTTTTGGTCTTTCAGAATTTGACCGTGTTTGACTCGCACGAGAAGTTTTATTATCTTGTTCTTTTTCATTTGTCATATGCTTAGTTCTCCTTCGTGATTTTTAATTGTTTTGCATAGTCTTCTAGTGGCACACCTAATTTTTTAGCTATTGCTACCTGTGAAGATGTGAGTCTCACAGTTTGGCGACCAGGTTTTACGCTTCTATTAGCCGAAGCGACCGTCTGAACGGGCGTGGTCGATTGCTTTGTACCAGTATTACCAAATTTATGGCTAAAGTCAACTCTAATTCTTTTATCGACCTCAGTATAATAACCTTCTGATTGTGGATCAAACCCTTCATTTACAAGATCCTTGTGTATTTCAAAGGCTGTAAATGTCATAGGTCTATCTGTTCCAAACCAAGAATTTCTAGAAGCCCAAT